CTATTTTGCCTTGCCCTATGAGTATTAACAACATAAGGAGGTAAGGACAAGGCAACGTTCATGTTCGGTGAGCCTCCGTAATCACCACGTCTTTTTTACGCTTATCCGCATACTTGCGAATCACTTTACCGCTGTTATAGCGATATTCTATATAGTCTTCACCTAACGGTGCATTTTTGTAACCTATAATACAACTTATAGCGTTCATGTCTTTTTCACGGAAAAGCTGTATTCTACGTTTTTCTACTTTGTCGTTGTGCTCTGTCATACTTTAAAAGCTCCCATAGGAAAAAACTCCATGTAAGGCTCTTGAGAAAAACCTTCTGGTATCCAGCTAACTAGCTGGTCTTCAACTCGACGCGGATGGTAACTGGCGTCAGTAGTGGCACCTTTTTCGTCGTACCCCACTATAACAGCCTTACCAGCGTAAGGGTAGTCCGTAGGATTCCAGTTAAAGTAGCGGTTGGGATTTTTGAGTAAACCCTCGTCGTCTACTATGAGCATATTGTTGGTGTCTAACGTAACAATATCAATCATACTAACCTCCATCCACTTTTTAATCTCTTCCATATAAGAGTTGCGTAGCGGATACGCGGTGGTTATTTTTTCTTTAAAAGGGTCAATTAAAATACATCGTAACCCATTAGCTTCTTCTTTCATAACTACCTCCTTGTAGTAAATTAGCTATAGTTAAATAATACGTAAGATCAATAAGATAATAAAGGAAGGTGGGGCGAAAGTTAGCCCCACCGTTTGAAAGGGTCTTAGGCGACCTCAAGAGTTTTAACTCTTTCAATGTCATACCTCAAGTCCGCCAAGGTATATAAACCACTAGCAATAGCCTCACTAATAGTTTTACCTGCAACAGCTTTGACACGTTCATTGTTTGCCTCGGCTGTTACTTTTTTCCCTGTTGCTTTTAGTTTTGCTTCAGGGTCAAATTTACCAAACCTAGCTCTAGGTGCGGTAGTAGCAGTTTTAGTTTGAGTCTTAGCACTACTAAGCATTGACTTTTTTAAGGTAGCTGTTTTAGCCATAATTTTCTCCTAAAATGTGGTATATAAATATACCATACATATATGTTATATACGATCTGTCTAAAAGTAAAGTATAATCTTAAGGTTTTATTTGAACTTGTTGAGTGCTTTAATAGACACTGGAGCACCCCAGTTGTCTCCGCCTCGCCTTATGCGTAAACCATTGTTTTTAGCTAATAGTATACCACGTTGGTAAGCGTAGTTTTCTTCGTTAAATTCTGCTTGAGCTAGTATGTCTGGGTCGACATGGTATTCGTCATAAGAGCAAGCATATATGTTAGAAACTGCTTCTCCTTCAGTAATACCTGAGGGACCTGCCTCACCAAACCCTGATGATTTAAATATTGATTTATTGTTTTCGTAGCCTTGTTTCTTTGCACACTCTTCCGAGCAGTACTTTCTGTAACGCCCTTGAGATGTTAACTTGAATGATGAAAGTGGAGCGTCACAGAATGCACAAAACTTAAACATTGCCCTGAGGGTCATATGATATGACATTGGTTTTTTCAAAAGGAGGAAGACCCTCAGGACTCTGTGTTCTTTTACCACAATTTTCACACTCAAACATGTGTTCAAGTGTGCCTAGCTTAGTTATGTTAAAGCTGTTAGCGTAATTGTGTAAACATTTATTTGACATTGCTTTTTAATTCTATATTAGCTAATTCGTTAAATAGAGTATAGCCTGACACAGCTATTTTCACAAGCTCCATAGAGCCATTAAGAGCAGCACCTTCTTGAGGGTCAGTTTCTTTTTCTAGTATTTTGTTAATAGCTTTTTGAACTGTATCCACAGCTTCTATAAGTCTAGCGTTTTCTTCTTTCATAATAGTCTCCTAATTACTATTTATATAAATATAACCTACCTCAACTAGAACCGCTAACTTCATCGTACGAGCTTTCTTTTATGTCGTAACTGACTACATCGCGTGTTAATACGTCGGCATAGTCTTGGTTTGAATTAGTATATACTGCGTTGCTTTGTGTTTCTTGAAGGGTTATGCGTTTCTCTAGTCTACCGAATTTACCGTCGTTGGCTTTCATGAGAGCTTGTTCAGGTGAGGTGGCATTAACAGCGTAAAAATCCACCTGCATAATTGTATAGGGCACGTAATAAGTCTTAAGTTCTTTATTGATGTGTACTAGAGTTAGTTTGGGTTTCATGAATATTTCCTTATATATAGTTAAATTAAGCCTTAGAACGTTGCCATAATAAAGCATGCTCAACCGTTAAGTTTACTAAATAGTTACATGGAAATAACTATAGAATTAAACATTTTCTTTATTAAAATTAAATTAGTCAAACGCACCTAATAACCAGAACACGAGCAGGTATCTATCGCCACTCTTAACTGGTAAACCACGGTGCAAGTGCGAGAAGCTAGGGAAGAACAAAGCATGCCCAGAGGGAAGGGGGTCAACAACACCTCTACCATGAAACTCTGTTCCTCCCCCTTCGTACTCTCCCGTATTTAAGGGCACCACAACACTAATATCTGCAGACGTATCGTGATGCCAAGCACCTTGATTCTTATCGGCTAAGTTATAGTTCGCTATCTGTATTGAGCCAGGACGGTCGACGTACCGTTGCCAAATACTCATAAACACTGGGTTCATATAATTAAGCACCACACTCCACATATTATTAAACAGCTCGGGACAACGGTCATGGAGCGTAATCTCTGGTATCTGGCGGAGAGTGTCTTCGGTAGGGTTAACATCAAAACCGAAACTCTGTTCCATGTTTTTAATTTCATCTATCATCATGTCACAAAACTCTTTTGTAAATAAAGGTATAGAGTACACATCTTTTACTCTTTCTTTTACATATTCTTGTAGAATGTTATTTAGATCAACTTGTGCCCACTTGTCTTCATACTCTTGTATAGCTGGTTCACTTTCTTTAATGAGTTCTATTGTGGTTTTGTTTATACACCAATCGCTATTAACTCCTAAAAGGGTGTTCTTTAAGCGGTAGGGTGCGAGCTTTGAGTACTCTGGCATTTCTTCTCCTTTTTCTTTTTTGATAAAACAACTTTTATTACTTTATCAAGTCTGCCCTTTTTTAAAAATTTATCTAATTTTTTCATAGACCTGACCTAAAGGTTAGGTTAATTCTTTCAAGAGCTTCTGGTAAATCTGGTACAGCGTGAGTGCTTTTCATTTGACTATGACCGTCAAACATAATAACGTCGCCGTGTTCTAGTATGTAAAAAGTTTCGTTGACTATAAAGTTTTCCGTAAAGAAAACATCACTAGTGTTAGTATTACTTTTTATAACGTTTTGGTATTGACGCCATGCAAAAACTCTCGGACCACCAAAACTAATAGACACCACAATATCGTCTAAAGTCGGCACTGTGTCGCTATGATGAGGTATACCTTTTCCGTTATCACCATAATACCCACAAAGGCAAAACGTGAACTTGACCTCCTTGTTATATACAACAGAGGCTAAGTTTTCGCAATGTTCTTTTATGCTGAGCATACAACGGTGATTAGTCCAAGGTTCAGGTTTCATAAATTTACCAGCGTATTCAAAGGGGGAGTCGCCAAAGCCACGTGATGGTCTTCCGTAAACCATACCGTTGTTAGTTTTACGCACTACAGGTTCATCCCAGTAATCAAACTCAGGATTGAATTGTTTCAGTGCTCCCTTTAGGTAGTGTATATTCGACATATTCTGTTTCTTCTTTCTCTAGTTCTATAACGGTACCAGAAGGCAATATACCTCCAGTTTCGTGATAGAGTTGCTTCATGCGTTCTAAAACTTCTTCTTTTGACATAACGTCTACACGGTTAACGGTGAGCTCACTACGGTTAACATAAAGTCCTGCTGCTTTACCTCTTGCTACTTCCGCAGTAACTGCAGCAGACCACGCTCCATTACGCATGGCTCCTTCACGTATGTCTTTTAAATCTGTTAAATGAGTAGCTAAATCTAGCTCTACTTTTTTGCTCGCTTTTTCTTGTAGAGCTTTTATTTTGTCTTGTACGTGTGGGTTGTCTTTAGAAGCTAAAACATACCCTGCTTTTAGAGCGTTCTTCTCGCTATAACCTGCAGCTATAGCAGCGTCTTTTTGTGTCATGCCTTTAGCCACGTTCTGTGCAAATTTTTCTTGTTTAGGAGTAAGTTTTTTCTTTTTCATTTAAGTCTCTAAATGCTATCAATAAACGTATGTTATTATTTCTACGTTCTAAATACTTTTCTTGAGTTTCGTTATGTTTACTAAGCAATAATAATTCAAAAGGAATAGCGTATTCCTGTTCTCTGTAATATTCCTCTATAGTTTTTATCGACATAGACATAGTATAACTTAATTCATAGCGTGTAGTTTTTGATTGTCAACATCATACACAGATAAATTTCGGTAAATATGCATAGGACAATCTAACATTGCTTCAACTACTAACGTATCATTAGGACAAAGAGGTCCCACAATTTTTAACCGCACATGAGGGTCTACCTTTTTACCTTGAGCATGTTCATGAATGACTAAAGGTAGAGCTGGGTACAAAGTAGTTTTAGGGTCATAACCGAAATCTTTTATGGTTTTAAAAAAGTTTTCTAGTACTAACGTTCTGTTATAATCTAATTTGATAGCTTCTGCGTTGGCTTTAACTAAATCATCATAGGTCATAACTCTAGGGTCGCTAAAAAAATCTTCCATTATTCCACTCTCCAAACTCTTAACATTTTAACTTTATCTTCATAAGTGGTGCGTGTTGTTAACCTAACACGGTGGCGTTGATTGTAAGCACTGGCTGCAGTGCGTAACCTTACTATTTCTTTTTCATCGTCAAAAGGTATAGCAAAACTATCCCCAACCTCAAGCCTGTGAAAACTCCACTTGAATTTAAAATTAGGTAAGGGTAATTCTATATTCTTATCAATTTTAGGTTCCATAAGTCTCTCCTATATATAGGTTATATATTAATATAAATCGTATTAAGAATATAGGCTAGATGTATAAAAATTTTAAAGCGTTTTAAGGCGTTGATGTAGTAACCCTATAGGTAGGTAGCCTTTAATAAATCAAGGCGTTAGAGAGCGTTTACGTAAGCCTAGAGGCTATGATCGCTATAAAAAGGTACTTTAAAAACCTTTAAACATCTGTATACGCATGTTTTATTTTTAACAGCTTTGAGCACAGCTTGAGCTATTTGATCACGATGTTCCTCTATCCAAGTGTATAGACTTTCATCTTGTGCGAGGGGATGTTTTGTATTTACTTTCACTAGAAGTCGTGCTGGTGTACCTTTAACTTCCTTTGGGTTATGGTAAACCATTTCCCAAAGGAGTTCGTATTTATCTTCAGCCTTTCTTAACATAGCCCAGCTTTATATCATACTTGATATCGTTAAGATTTAATATACCTTTATTTAAAACATCTTGAATAGTTTTTATGCCCTCGTATTGTTTCATACGTTCTTTATTTTTAGCGGACATAGGAACTTTATCTGTACGTTTTAGTTTTTGACTTGTATCGTAAGGGTCACGAGCACTGACCACGTTACAATAATTATTAGGTTTAGGAATATCTACGTTAGTTTGATATTGACGTTTCATATCTTGTTCCTCTGGTTTTACAGCTACTTTATAGAGCACGTTCCACAATCTTTGTTGGGCTTCTTTTGCGTCAACAAAACTTTTAACTTTGCGTTTAGCAAACTTGTTATAAATTTCAACAGCTTGTTTAACAGGTATAGAAGGTGCCATACGAACAGGGTCGCCCAAAGAAGGATATCCCTGTTTTATAATATGTAACTGTGACATGTAAACTTTCACCGCTCTTGAATACTCAGGAGCGGTGAAGCATATAAATTCGATATCGTTATGCTGCTTTTGCATATTCGATAGCTTTAGTCATAGCACGGTTTTTAAGACTAGCTCTAGCCCCAAACCAAGCGTTGTGCATAGCAGCGTCACGGTCGTGACCCCACTTATGGTCTACTACGTAAGTAAGAGCATTTACCGCACCCCACCACGTACCTTTAGAACTAGCCATATCAGCTCCAGGCTGTTGCTCAAGAGCCTCGTAAACTTTGTAAGGAGTACGTTGAAACTCTTCTAACGTTCTAAGTCTAGAGTCAATAAGTTCTATGTCTGACGATTTACTATTTTCTAAACGTATCTTTTCTTGTAAGGCGAGTTTAGGTTGTAGTAGGTCAGCAATATAACTAACAACACTATTGTCATCATACTTTTTACTACTAAGGAACTCAGCACTTTGCTTATACTCATCAAGACGCACACTAGCTAAACCTAACGCCAACTCAGCTGAATGAATAAGCTCGGTGTCAAATACTTTGGTGTGTGGCATTTTAAATGCAGGTTGTGTTTTATCAGCTAATGCCATAGACAATGTATTATTACAAACCACACGCACTGGTGTAAACCTAATCTCGTTAGACTTACCCCACTCATGGGACACGGACACTAGTAAGTAGCCCTCAACTCTATCGTCACCAGCTAGAGTAAAACCGTCATTAATTTCAGCTAGACCCCATATCTGCCTACCACCACGTAAAGAACCAGCGGTGTGCATTTTCATATCACCAGCGTCTGTAAACTTTTTAAAGAATGTAAAAGCCTCAGCGTTCTGAGTGGGTATGAACCTTTTACCACAAGGTCCTAAAATACTATTATCACTATCACGTACTAACATGTAGTGATCATCAGACATAATAAGGTCATCAGCAGCCTCGCTGTCGGCACTATTATATGTGAATATATTACGCTTACTCACTGACCAATCAAGGTTAGCTTGTTTAAGCATTTCTTCTGGGGTAAGGTCACTACCAACCTGTACACCTAGCCCATGCCAAGGTACTTCCCCAGCGTAAGCCATAGTCTCAATATTATGAGCCATAATTTTCTCCTATAAATGCCTAGCAATTATTTACTAGGTACTTATAGTTTACTTAGATTTACTAGTGATTAAAGGATGATCTAACTATTCTTAAACTTTTTAACCATCTCTCTTTTTTGTCTGGGGAGGTAGTCTTCCCAACACCTAATAACTATCAGTTTCTTTTCGACTTCTGAATAGGTATTCCAGTCCCTAATCTCTGTGGCAGTCCTACCACATCCTTTACAGGTACGAGTACCCCACTGAGTGACAGTACAAATACCAATACAAGGGGAGTCATGAAGGGAGGTAGTTTCATGTAATAACTTTTGTGTCATTCTTACTCCTTATGAGACGAATATCGTGGCTTGATAGCCACTCTCTCATGAGTCTATTACGTTTTATTGTACTAAGAGTAGTATCATTTAGTAAAGTATTATATTCTTGAGTATATCTTCTATATCCCTCGTAATAATCTCCTTTACCTATTTCGTTGAACCGCACTATTTGCCAAACTCTTTGTTTGGTTATTCCATACTTAGTTCCTATTTCTTCAAGTGTGTATTCAGAGTTAAGACACAACATAAAAATTTCAAAATATTTTTTTCTTAATCTATCTTTATTACTTTTCATTAAAGTACTCCTTGTAATCAGTAATAGCTTCACCCCAACTGACACCGACTTCAGCGTCAACTACATTAGGTACAACTAACGGCACACACTCTGCCATAATTTGCATAATTTTTTCACAAGTTTCTTTTGAGTCCACTGATATATCAAGCTCATCATGCACTTGAGTATGAGGTAGAATACCCTCTTTATAGAGCTCAATCATTGCTTTCTTGGTCATGTCTGCTGCTGAACCTTGTATTAATCTGTTCATGGCTTTGTAGGTATACGCTCTTTTAATATTCGTACCCCATTTTTCTTCAGCTTCTTCACGCGGTAAAGGTAACTGACCAAACTCACCTGAAGGCTCAAATAAATTAAACCGACACTTACGTCCTAACACCGTAGTAATAAATCCACGGTTAGCTCCTAACCTAGCACATTGATCTCGTAACCCTTTTATAAAAGGTACGCGGTTGTGATAAGTGTCGAATAATATTTCTGCTTCGTCTGGTGATATGTCTAACTGGCGTATGAGTTTATCTTTACCCATACCGTAGCTCAAACCTAAGTTAATTATCTTAGCTTCTTTACGACTTATATTAGCCATATCCGCCACAACCTGATGAAAGTCTGCGTCTTTATTTCTATAGGCATCAGCAGCATCTGCAGCACCTTCCTGCTCAGTTTTGTATGCGTAGTGTACAGTAAGTCGAGGCTCTTGTTGAGAGTAGTCAAAAGCACCCCAGTGCATACCTTGCTCTGGTACAAAAATACTTCTTATTAAAGGTCCTATGTAATCATCACGTGCTGGTACTTGTTGAAGGTTAGGATTACTACTACTGAATCTACCAGTAACCGTACCCCCACCGTCAGAACGTAAAGGATGCAGTTCTCCATGTATTCTACCTTTAACATTGTGCTCTAAAATCATTTTATCTATAAATGTAGTTCTAGCTTTATTAAGTTGCCTAGCTCTAGCAATATCTTTAGCTAACTTATGGTCATGACCTTCTAACCAATTAGAAGTAAAACTAGGTGCGTTAGTTTTCTCTGTCCTAGGATAACTAAGCCCAGCTCTATCAAATACAGTAGCTACAGAAGCAGCAGCCCACAGATCTGGAGCTACACCGTATTCACTGTGTATGTCTTTAAGTATTTTTTCTTCTTCCTTTAAAAGTTTTTTACCTATTCTCTCAGCTTTATCTAAATCTACAGGTACACCCTGCCAACGCATATCTAAAAGTATAGGTATTAAAGAAGTTTCAAGTTTATATATCTTTTCTACGTTTTCGTCTTTTAGTAATTGCTTTAATACTTTCCACAATTTTAACGTGAGTGCCGCATCTTGCTCTGCGTAAGGTCCTACATATTTAGCAGGTAACTTATACATCTCACTTTTAGGATTAAGTCCGTAAGCCTTTGCTGCTTCTTCTAGTAACGTTTCTTCTTTTATTTCACCTACGTATCTACTGCCTAATTTGTTTAACGAATAACCATATTGATTTTCATTAATAAGCGGAGCAGCAAACATAGTGTCGTGTATAGTGCCCTTTACCTCCACACCTAAACGTCTAAGCCAACCTAAATCATACAGACTGTTATGAAATATCTTATCGTTACTATACGACATCTGTTTATTCATCCAGTTTATAATGATACGTTTATCTAAATTACCACCACCAACATGCTGTATAGGTAAATAGATTGCGAAGTCTTCGGTAGCTATAGCTATGCCTGTTACATAACCAGTATTAGCAAAAGCCCACGACGGTCCATGAGACATGAGCAAAGGGTCATAGGTTTCTAAGTCAATAGCTACTTCTTTATACTTAGATAAATCAGGTAGACTGCTAGGTGGAGCCCAGTCGGTCTGTGGGGCAAACATGCTACTCTGCATTAAGTTTAAACTCTTCTACTAAACGTTTAGCGTACTCTTCAACCAATAGTAAATAACAACGTAAATCTTGTATGTCGTCTAGTATGCCAGTGTCACTAGGGTCATCAATAATAGTACCAAAGATATCATAATGATTACCCTTACACTGATTCTCTATCCTATCCCACTTACGAGCCAGCATCATAAAAGCACCTACGCCACCTCTGCTACGCCAACTGTCACCGTAACTTTTTTCGGCATGACGTAACTGAGCTACGTCAAGTTGAGTTAATTTTTCTATCTTATCAAAATCTGCAGGCATATACTCTCCTTAGTCCAATCTATTAGGACAAATATTTTGTTTACCGTAATAGCACCACTTACATTTAAAGGCACTCGGCTTAGCAGGAAACTCAGTGGCTGTAGTCATATCAATAGCCCTAGCGTTTAACCGCTCACGTTTACCGTTAACAGTTTCTTTATCGTACTCGTAACGGTCTAGCTTGCCATGGTCAAGGTACCATAGTTCTGTAGTGATAGTATCTAATTCTGGTAGCCTTTCAAACACAACACTAGCGTAAAGCTCACACTGCTCTCTATGCCCTTCTTGGTTACCGTCATACCTGCCAGTTTTAAAGTCAATAACTCTAGCGTTAGTTTCACCCTCAATATGGACAAACGCATCTACTTTAGCTCTGCCCCATGTATCCGTATCAAACCAACCTGTAGGTTTCCACTCATTGTCAAAAGCCCAGTCACCCTCACAAAGTACATGACCTTTTAAGTGTAAGTCTCTTAACAAATTAAAAGCTTCTTCAAACTCAGCTATTTGTTTAGGTATCTCATCGTAATGCCCACGGATATACTCCTCACACATTTTATGGACATCTTTACCTCTGTCCATAGCTGCATTTCCAGGCTCTTTAATACGTTGAATAAACGCATACTCTGCTTTTTTAGGGCAGTCCTCAAACATTTTTAGTCTACTGTAAGACCACTGTGGTATATTGCTCATTTGCTTTCCTTATTTTGTATTGCTCTGTTAAGCCAATCAAAACCAGCGGTACACCAATCTGTAGCAGCACACCCCTGAACCTCAATCAACGCCTCTTCATAATCACCTTTTTTATAGAAATACCATGCGTCTTGTAAAGAGCATGCTACCTCACTAAAGAAAGGATCATTGAAACTTATATGTTCTAGTGGTTCTCTTTGTAAAAAAGTTAGTAAATCACCGTCCCAACTTACAGGGTTAGTACTGATAAGTGGGTATACATTTATCGCTTTATTTTCATACGGATTTATTTCATGTTTTCTTACATAAAAGTCAAAAGCACCCTCATCAAATAACCCTTCGTACATGTTATCAAACACATCTATATAGGCATGAAAACTATCACTGACTTGAGTGTATTCACCAACTTCTATGCCAATATTACTAGCAACGTATTCCTGTAAGAAAGACATGTGTACAGCGTTAGCCCCAAACGTTCCCCAGATAGCATCATTAGACCTATTGCTTACGGTCATGTTTAATTTACCTTCACGCACTTTAAAATAAATCACTGTGTTACAAGGTACATCAACTCCGTCACGATTAAGGTCAACTACAGGATCCCACATTTGTAACACACTACGTCTATCGGTTGGATCTTCTTTTAACCGTTCTATAATTAAACCAACTTGATCACCACCAAAATGCTCTCTCCATCTATACCCATAAGCACCATGCAGCAAGACACCGTCATCACTGTATTCACGCATACGTTTATTGTATTGCTCAACGTAGGCTAGGTCATTACGTCCAGCCAACATCCACAAACTTTCCATAAAATGAAAGAAAGGATTAGCCTTACGTATCTCTTCAAACAAAACTCTTTCTAAAGGATTATGATACACAGTAGCCACAGGACACGGTGCCTCTACCATTTTACCTACTCTACTGTCTTGAACTTTACTACGGTGTTGAGCTAACATGTCCATGGCTTGTATAAAACCATCATTAACGTTTCTACATCTTATAACTATCATTCACTTTCCTTGCTTTTTAATAGAAAATTTGTCATTTCTATTTTGTCTTGTATCTCTGCTAATTCACCCACGAGTTTATCAACCTCATTAATTATATTGACATGCTCTGGTATACTAGTTGGATTATCTAATAATACAGCTAAAATTGTAGCTTTAGCGTCACGTTTACCATTAAGTTCAGATCTGTATCCTTTTAAAATATCAGAAGAGTTCGCCATTATTTGCTCCTGTTTTAAATGCTTTTTTCCATTGTACCTTTACGTCTTTACGTGTAGCCCCACCCCATGCAGTTTTAGTTTCTTTTTCTACTACTTCAACTACGTCTGGGTGTAACTCCTTGAGACGCTCGGCTCCTTGTGATTGTACTTCCATAGTACGCCACTCACTACAACCACCAGCAGCATTACTACTACCCTGACCTTGAGCATAGTAATAACTGATTTTACTTGGTCGTCCCTTTTTTAATAGTTGTAGGTTTACGTCAAAGTCTTCCATAACTTTTACTCTACCTATTTCTATACCGTCAAACATGTCTAAGTTATAAGCTAGTACACGCATGTATCTTGTGTTTTCTACTGATAAGTGTTCTACACGGTTATTACCTTCCCTAGCACTCACACCACAATGAGCGTAAGTATCTAACCATTTATCTAATAAACCAAACAAAGCAGGATACTCATTAGCTTCTAAGTATCTTAAGTGCCAGTCATTAGTAGCCTTACGTATATAAAAACGCAGGTCATCATCAAGCATAACTATTTTATTGTCGTCCGTGTTTTCATGTATGTACAAACGTTTAGTAGCTATATCATGAACAGTATTAGGACAAACCATAATATTACAATCATATTGACCGTATTCATCTGCTTCATCATGGTCAACTACTAACGTCACATTCTGACGCATGCCGTCAGGGAAGAATGATAGAGTAACTTGATTGTCAGCTCTACCTCTAGTGGGAATATATATTTTCATCTAATCTCCTTTAGGTTTATATTTAGCACGTGGTCTCCCTTGACCTAAACGTACTCTTTCGTATTTATCAAACTCACACAGACAATGTTCTATGTCACGCATTTCTAATGGTTGCATGTGACCTTCAAGATAGTCAGGTGAATATTGAAGTAACTGTTGCATCTCAAAATTAAGTTGTTGTTTAGTTACAGTTTGCTCTAGTTCTCTTAAGTGTATTCTATTAAGACCACGTTTAGCTCCAGGTCCAGGATTTGCCCAAGTCATGATATCTTCTGCTTTATATAAATGTTTAGTATGACGTAAATCAGTAACTACTTCATAAGCCATAAAACCACTAAACCCAGCGTAGCCTAGATATTGTTTCCAAGTTTCTTCTAATGAATAGCACATGATACTTGGTTTCTTATTGTATAGTGGTGTTAAGATTTTATCTACTGTTTGTTCTATTTTAGTTCCGCCTAACGTACCAGTAAGCATATAAGCACCTGTGTAAACTTTTTCACCTCTATCCTTTCTAGCTTGCATAATAGCTTTTACTTTTTCTGGTTCCCAAGTTTCAGGAAACCCTATTTCCTCTAGAGTGTCTGGCCAATTAATTTGTCTAGCTACTGCCATAGCAAAAGGTAAATTAGAGTGGGTAGCGTAAGGCTCTCTCCAGTTCTCACGTATCCAAACTGTAACTCTATCGAGTTCACGGTACACGTTACAAAAACTATATTCAGTTAGAATCTTATCATCAGTCCACGGATAAGGATCACCGTTCTGCCTTTTAAGATACATAAGGTGGCGTTCATTCATGTAGTAGAAAAAACGTTTTATACCGTCTTCCCTTAAACGAGCTACGTCTATCATGCACATTTCCTTACAGGCTTAACCCACCAGTTAGGTTTAGCACGGTTTTTATTCCACTCAGCGTAGTGCTTTTCGTTTATTAAATAATTACGGTAAGCCATGACAGGGTCAGAGTCTTTATACTGGTCTGGCATAGCTTGGGCAATAGTAGTTAAACCGAGGTCAGGTATGCTTAAAGGTATACGACTAAGCACACGTCTTAATTTAGTATCACTAGCGTGTACTTTACCGTAGCGATAAGTATACTCCTCGCATAACGCTACAAAATGGCGGTAAAGCCAGTTGTAGTTAGCTGCACTTTCCCTAGCCCATATAGTACAAGGGTGATTAAGGTAAGCAGTTTTATAGATATCACAGGCGTCACAATAGTCAGCGTCGTAATAATAACGCTGTGTAGTAGAAAGCATTTGAGCACTTTCTAAAGGCATTTTAACTACTAGCTTATCAGGTAAGTCTTGTGCGGATAGCACTGGGTCTGTATTAACGTAAAATATATTCATAAGTTTTCTCCTAACTATATAAAAATTTTACTTTACTTGTAAAGTATAAGTAAAGCTAAATCATAACTTTGAACTCTTTTCTAGTTCTGCCTTGAACTATATGTAAGTTCTCTTTAGTCCTAGTGACACCTACGTAAAACGCTCGACACTCGTTGTCTGGGTTTTTGTAGAGCTCCTCATAAGTTTTACTTGCGACGTCAGTTAAAAGTACAACGTTTTGACACTCGCCACCTTTTGTAGCATGTATAGTGTTCAATTTAATTCGTGAAGAATTTACTTTTTCACCCTTCCGTAAACAAGAAATAATGTATTCTCGTTGTGTGTCTCCTATCAAATCAAAGGATTGGTGCCATATGCCGTCAACTAATAGACCGTAAGTTTTCTTGAGCTGATTAATGTTTAACATTAAATCAGGCTCAGCTTGTTTCATAGTTTTGTACCCTGTACGTACACCTTTGCCTGCTTTCATAAAGTTATATATCTTTTTAATTCTATAGGCTTCTATGCTTTGACCTTTACGTAACTGCTCCCAGTCTTTTATAGCATGAATTAAATTTTCATTAACTGAAGATTTATTATTTTTAGTGTAGAAGTATCCGTTAGTTCTAAGGTGTTCTTCTACGTTGTTTAGTAGATAATTATTTCTAGCTAAGAATAACCAATCACCCTGATTAATATCTATATGCTCAAAGTGAGTGTGATAAGTTACGCTACCTTCTTCCTCTCTAGGTATCCAAGTTTTATGACGGCGATTACGTATACGCTTAACAATATTAAGAGCTACATCATGCACTCTTCTAGGTACACGGTAACTCTGTTCTAAATATATTTCATTACCTTGTAGATTAATAAAGTGGTCAGGGTCAGCACCTGCCCATTTATATATGGCTTGGTCATCATCTCCTGCTATGTAAACATGCTCAACATTTTGAGCTAACTTTTCAATACACTTCCATTGTAACGCAGATAAGTCCTGAGCCTCATCTACTATTAGAGCTTTGAGAGGTGGCACAGTTTCAAAGTTTATAAAACCAGTCAGCATATCTGTATAGTCCATTAAATAATTAGTTTCTTTATACTTGTTGTAATTTTTACAAAACCAATCAAAGTGAATCCAAGATATATCTGTGCTTTGTTTGTTCCAAGCATCACGGTAAGTCATATTCATATTACGTGCCATATTTTCTAAAAAGAGCATACTGTCTCCTTTAGAATTTAACGCCATTAAATTTTCACCGTCCCACGCTGAACTAATCTTTTCACCTACCGTTTGACTAAATACTCTTAAATGTTTACGGTCTAAGATATCAGCTTTATTTAAACCCTGCCAAAAATAACAAAGAGAATGTATAGTTCTAAAGTATATTAATTGGTCAGGTTCGTATTGAAACTTTTGTACAGCTCTTTGTAGAGCTTCGGTGGCTGCTTTTTTAGTAAACGCTAAATATGCCAACTCATAAGGTTTAACACCTTTTTTGAATAGTTCTTCTACAGTCCTAAGTAAATAGGTTGTCTTACCTGTGCCAGGAGGTCCAAGAACCACGTTCCAAGTCACATCATATCCTCTGTAAAGTCATGGCTTTCTAGTGTTTCAT